GCCACCAGAATTGAATACTGCTGATGTTTTACTTAATGAAGCATTTCCGACAGTAAATGTTCCTGATAATACTTGAACATGACCATCTCCATTATCTTTAATAATACTATTACTACCATCATGGAAAATTTGTAAATCTTGTGAATTACCAAATCTAATAGCATTATTATCTGGAATGTTTACATCTGCAAATTGTGATATACCAGTTGCAACAACTCTACCAGTTATATTTACTGGGTGTGAGAAATCAAACTCATCGTTTGTAGCATCCCAAAGAATAGTAGCATCTGTTGAAGCATTAACAGCGTCTTGTATAGTAATACCAGCGCCATTTGCATTACCTGAAGTATCATTTGAAGCATGATAGTTTAAAGTTAAATTCTTATCAACAACATCTAACGTTGTACTATTAACTGTAGTAGTTGTACCTTGAACTGTAAGATTACCACCAACAACAACATTTCCTGCAAAGTCTGCATTTGCTCCTGTTAATGTAAGAGCAAGTGTTTGACTGGTTGGTTTAAATCTTATAGCACCTGTGCCTGTATTTGAGATATCAGCAAAACCATTTGTAGAAAAGTTTAAATCATCGCCTAAAGTTATATCTCCTGATAAATATAAGTCTTTGAATCTTATAGTGTTACCACCTAAGTCTGTGTTGCCGTTATCAATAGCTGCTGTATTGGTTGTAGGAGTAATAGCTCCAGCTCCAAATCTTAGACCTTTATGACCTGAAGCAGTGCTAAGAATTGCTAAATCGCCACTTACAGCATTGATAGCTCCAACACTTGAGCTATCTTTTCTGAAGTCAACAATATTACCATCGCTTGACAGTCTATTAAAGTTAGCTGTTGACCCACCATCTACGACTGGTTGAATTGTTCCTGTGGAAGTGACTGTAAATCCTGCTGTAGAGAAACTATTACTTGTTTTTCCAACAATGAAATTTCCAGAGGCATCGATTCTTGCTGCTTCGCTTCCGCCAATACGCCATCTATGGATATTTGGAAGGGTAGCATGAGTTCCGCCGAATAATGAGTAGTTTGCTCCTGAGTTTGTAGCATTACCACCTGATATAGTTATAAGAGAGTTGTCACCAGTTGGTCTAATACTATCCGTGCTATCAACACGAAGACCATCATTTTCTACTATACCTGTTACGTTTATCCCTGCTGAGGTTGTGGCTAGTTTTTGTGAGCCATTGTAATACAAAGCAGCTGCACCACCATTTGTAAATGTTGCAAATCTTGTTGTATCATCATTATCACCTATAACAACATCATCTTCTGATAATATTTTTATATCATCACTGTCGCATTTAAGAACTAAATCGCCTGTATTATTGTCTATAAATGAGTTTGAACCATTATGATAAATCTGTAAATCTGAACCTGCACCGAATACTGCTTTGTCGTTATCAGCAAATAATATGTCATTACCATTAGAAGCTAAATTACCACCAAGCTGAGGAGTTGTATCTTCTACAACATTGTTTATAGAAATAGCTTGTGCTCTTGCATCAGTATAATATAAATTGCTTGAACCTTCTCCTAAATCATCAGTATCAAATCCAGTTAAATTTCTTGTAGCAAAACTAACTGAACCACCCATATATCCATGAGCTGAACATTGGTAATAAAGAACCATTGGAGTATCTTTAGTTGGAACAATTTTTGTATATGCCCCTGAACTACCTGGTGTTCCACTTGTTGTTACACCTGCTGTATATGCTGTCGTTTTTGCAGCATCATAATAGAATCTTAAAGGATGACCTGAGTTTGAGCTGTCTGATTGGTCAAATTGATATGAATTACCTGGTACAAAATTTAAATGAGGTGATTCAATACCATTAATGACATAACCACTGCTTGAACCTGAACCATGATAAACGTGGTCTGTAGTTTTTGAAGCAACTGCGACAGTAAAATTTTGATTAACAGTTTTTCTTATTTTAAAATAAGTATCTGTTGCGGAGCCGACTTGAATGACGCTATCTAAACTACCCTCGGTAGTTTTCATATATAACTTACCGTCGCTAGTATTAACCGCTAACTCACCTAGGTCTAAATTACTTGTTGTTGGAATAGACCCCTGCGTAGCAGAGCGTCTTAATTTAATATTACTTTGACGTGCCAATTTTGGCTTCTCCTATGTTCAATCTCTATATAGAGTTTTTAAAATGTTCACCCTGTATATACAGGAATTATATAGTATTATTTATATTAGTAGGTTCCGCCGTCTATAACATTTGAAACTAATGGAACACCTGAAGCATTAAATTGTATAATATCTCCAGCAGTACCTAAAGAACTTGTTAGGTATGAAAGTGCTGTTCCACCAGCGTTTGAAATAATTACAGCATCCCCTGTGAATGATGATACTCCAGTACCACCTTCAGTTACTGCTAAGTCATTAGTTAGAGTAACGGTTCCTGTAACATTTAGATTATCATCAACGACGACAGTGCCGCCTGCTGAATCAAGTGTTAAGTTGCCTGATACTGTATCGATTTCATTATCGCCAGTAATACCTACTTGAATGTTTCCGAGATCTGCACCAGTACCATATATGTTACCAAATTCTGCATCACTCCAAGGAGCTGAAGCATCTTCTCCACCACTTAAATCTTCGTCTTTAGTAAATACAAATCTTTCTGATTGTATATCAAAACCAAAGAAACCAGTAGCAACTGCTGAACCTGTTCCCCATTTAAATCTTACACCACGATCAAGACCGTCTGATGTATTTGATGATGTGTTATCTGCTAATGCAAGTACTGGGTCATCAATAGTAACCGTTGTTGATTCTACAGTAGTTGTTGTACCTTGAACTGTTAAGTTACCAGCAATAACAACAGTATCTGATAAAGCATTACCTAAGTTAACATTACCATTAACATTTAAGTTACCAGTTAAAACTGAATTACCTGTTACGCCTAAATCATTTGATACTGTTAAGTCATTACCAATAGTTACATCATCAGGTAATGCAATGTTTAAAGTTACATCAGTGCCTGATTTTGAAGATGTGGTAACAATTTCATTTGCTGTACCAGTAATTTGTAAATCATCTGTTAATAAGTCAACATTGCCTGTACCACTATCACCATCAACTGTAAGAGCAGTAGCAACTGCAACTGTAGAAGCAGCTGTTAATCTACCTTGTTGGTCAACTGTAAATGTTGGAATAGCTGTTTGTGAACCGTATGAGCCTGGAGTAACAGCAGTATCATCAAGGTCAATTTCAATTGTATTGCCTGAACCTGTTGTTGTAATACCAGTATCACCAGAAATTGTAAGTGATTCTGAATCTAAGTCTATAGATAACGCACCACCATTATCTCCTTGGAAATCTAAATCTTGAGCTGTTACTTCAGTATCAATATATGTTTTAACAGCTAATGCTGTAACTAATTGATTATCAGAAGCTCCTGATAAAGTTGTTGATGTAGAAATACTTGTTACTGTTTGACCAGTACCGCCTGAAGCTTCAAGAGCTAAAGTACCAATGTTTAATTGGTCTAAATGTTTATTTCCATCTACAATTAAAGCAGAGTTATTAGTAGTTGTGCCATGAGCATGATCTAATAAACTAGTAAAATACTTACCGCCTATTATATCAACACTTGCTGCAATACCATTTGTTTCTGTTCCAGTACCAATATATAATCTGTCACCATTGTTTGATTGAGTTCCTGCTACATAAGAATACGCCAACTCACCAGTTTTTACATTAGCTGGAGCTGTGGTTGTAGACCCAGTATTGAGGATCTTCATCCTAGTTAATTTTGCCATTTTAGTATGTGCCTCCGATTATATTCGTGTTTTCATTACCTATATCTGTTGTAATGTCAAATTTATTTGTTGTGCCATTATATAATAGCATTGCTCCATCTGTGGTACCTGTAGCATTAATGTCAGTTAAATCTGTTAATGCAACGTTACCTACTTTAAGAGTTTGTGCAACTATTTTATTAGGGTCTTTGCGTATTTTAGCTTTTATAGTTGCCATTTTATATCGCTGTAACTCCCGGTGTTATTTCTAATTGTCCTTCTAAAACTCTTGTTTTTGTTCCGCCTGAACTTGTTATCTCTACATCATAAACATAACGTCCAGCTTTCATAGCATTTGTTTGAGTATTAGTCAAACCTATATTTAATACTCCTGCTGTAGCTGGAGAAGCAACTGATACCGCAAAATTAACTGCTGTTGTTGATGAATAACTTTTTCTAATTTGGCCAGCTCCTGCGTAGCCAGTTAAATTTAAGTTATCACCATCACTATCAGTAACGTCTATAGAAGCTGAATAATCTGCTCCTTGATCGACTACTATGTTGGAATAAACTGCCATTTTTTTTCCTTTATACCTTCTTATTTATACTTTTTAATTCTTCAATCTCAGCTTTTAATTCATTAATAGCATTTATTAATAAAGGAACTAATTTTTCGTATTTAACAGCTTTAAAGCCGTCATGTTCTCTTGTTTCTACAATTTCAGGTACTACTTTTTCAACTTCTTGAGCAATCACACCAACATCATGTCCTGAATGAACGACTTGTTTATCATTCCAATCAAATTCATAACCTTTTAATTGTCCTACTTTTTCTAATGAATTAGTTATTGGAGATATGTTATCTTTTAATCTTTCATCTGATGATGCAAAAGCTACAACGTCTCCAGTACATTGAATAGTATTAGCAGGAGCTGCTGTAGTATCACCAACTCTTAATGCATCGAACTTAACACTACTATTATTATTAGTTGCTTGGTTAGAACTATATGTTGTATATCCTGGACCATTTGTAAACTGATTAAGGTTTGAATATGTTGTATTAGTATCTGTAGATGTGATTCTAAATACACCTGTTGATGGTTCAGTAATACTTACATTTGAACCACTTTGTAGAGTAATATTACCAGTTCTATAAGCTCCACTATCTTCTCTTATTTGAGTAACTGTGTTAGTATTAGTTACAGTTTCTGTAGCTGATGTAATGCTAGTAATATGTCCATGTGTATCAAGTAAAATATCTTGAATATATGTTCTACCACTATTATTTACTGATCCTTGACTTGATGTGTCGGCGTGATTAATAGTAATAGTTGCATTAGATGATTGGTCAGTTGTAAATGAGCCACCACCTGTCAATGATGTTCCAGCTGAAACACTTATTGTAGCATTATTAGGTATAGTATTTGTATTATCTGAAGCTGGTAAAGTAACTGTTTTTGTGTTAACTCCAGTTATATGTCCTTGTGAACTTGAACTAACGCTATCAATTACTGTAAATGACTGACCATAACCTCTTGACTGAGCACTTGTACTATCACCTCTACTTACATTATCATGTGTTATTGATATAGTACCATTACCTGATTGGTTAGCTGAGAATGTTCCAGAACCACCTAGTACTCCAGTACCTTGAACTGTTAATGTACCATTACCTAATGTAAATGTACCGGTTGAAGCTGCGGTTACGTGACCATGAGTATCAAAAGTTAAATCTTGAACAAAGGTTGTACCACTTGCATTTATATTACCAACACTTGATGTATTAGCATGATTAAATGTTATATTATTGTTTGTTGCGCTGTAAGCTACATCTATTGAAGTTCCGCCAGTAAATGAAACTCTTTCATTTTCTGATATATTACCTCTATCTGTTCCAGCAACTGTTAGATTCCAACCTGAATATGTATCAACAGAAACTGTACCTGCTCCTGTTAAACGTCCTTGAGCATCTACTGTAAATGTTGGAATAGCACTACCACTACCATAACTTCCTGCTGTGACTGATGTATCATCTAATTCAAATGTAATTTTATCTGTTGCACCTCTAGTTGTTATTCCTGTAAGACCTTGGACTCTAAGTGTACCTTGGTTAACACTAGCAATAGCATTAGCACCTACGTCGGGGTCAAAACTTCTATAAAAGACCTGCATTGAACCACGGTCGCTATTTGCGTATGAAACTGAATGTGTTGTACCAGATTTTGATGTGACCAAGGTCATTCCAGTACCTTCTAAGAAGTTTAAATTATCACCAGACTCAAAATTATTGTTTTCTATCTTTGGTGTACCTTGTGTAGCTGCTGATAATATTAATGAACCATCTGCTTCCCATCTATCTGTAGCAAAGTTATATACAATTGAGTGAGAACCAGTTACGTTTGATGCATTATTTGAGTGTGTGCCTACACCTGTAAATGATTTTGTTTCTATACCAAATCCACCAGTTGTTGGCTCAGTACTTGAAGTACCTGTAAGTATTAAAGTATCTTCTACTTCTAATGTTGCTGTATTTAAGATTGTATTAGTACCATTAACAGTCAAGTCGCCAGTAATTGTTAAATCACCAGGAATAGAAACTGTATCAGATGATTGATTACCTAAAGTAGTATTTCCACCTACTGTTAAATTTCTTGTTATTGCTAAATCACGAGTGACAGATAAATCTTGTCCTATTGTCACATCATTTGGTAAACCTATAGTGACTGTTGCAGTTTCAGAACCAGAACCTGATACTTCGATTTCATTTGAAGTACCAGCAATTGTCGAAACATAATTACCAACTGTGTCTGTTCCTAAAGCTATTGAATTTGCAGCTATTGTTGTGGCAATACTTACATTACCTAAATTAGTCATTGTTGCTGAACCAGTCACATCTCCTGTTAAAGAAATTGTTGGGTCATTTACATTAAAATCAAAGTTTTGATTTGTTGAATCCCATGTTACACTAATTCCTGCTTCAGCATTATTTGTAATTAAATCTTTTGCGTTATAGAATGTTACAATATCTGCAGTATTTGATGAACCGTTATTAGCCATACCGACAAGTTGCCATGCTCTTTCAGCAGTTGATGATACTAAAGCTTCATTCCATTGTAATCTTACATCATGATTAGTCATAGAACCTGATGGAGTGATATGATCTCTATCTACTTGAAGACCCATTTGAGCAACTTCACCATCAAGGTTTAAGAATGCTGAACCAAAGTTTGCAACACCACCAGCAGCTGATACTAACAATGTACCATCTGATATATCTAAAACTGTTCCTGGACCAAAATCAAATGTTCCCTTACCACCTGTAGCAGTATAATTAATATTACCTGAAAGTGATTGGCCACCGGCCGTTGTATTGGTAATATCTAGTTTTTCTGAAGCAAGTTCTCTTAAACCAGCTGATATATCAGTAGCTGATAAACCTGTAAGAGTCATATTACCGATATCTGCTTCATGTTCGTTAATAGCACCAGTATGAGTACTTGCGCTTGTTGCTAATGTAGCACTTCCTAATTCAGAATGTAATTGAGATAAGGCACCTGTAATACTATTATTACCTGAAGCAATAGTTGTAATACCTATGTTACCAATTTGAGTTTCAATTTCTGCAATTGCACCACTTACTGTACTTGCTGATGTACCCATTGCAACTGAACTTATTGTTCCTAATTCAGCATCTAATTCATTAACTGCTGCAGTTAAAGTAGAACCTGTAGTTGTAAGAGTATTATTACCTTGTAAAGCGTCTAATTCGTTGATAGCATCTGTTAAATCGCCAGCAGTTGTTGTTAATGACATATCACCGATATCAGTTTCATGTTCATTTACTGCAGTGATTAAATCATTTGCTGTAGTATTTAATGTATAGTTACTTAAGTTGCCTCTTACAGCTGTTTCTAATTCGTTAACAGCTCCAACAACGTTTGAAGTAATACCAGTACCAAGAGATGTATGAGCACCTAACTCTGTTCTTAATTCTTCAATAGCATCTTGAAAACCAGTAGATGATAACCCACTAAATATAACATTACCTGTACCATATAAATCTGTTTCATGCTCATTAATAGCAAGTACAGCATTACCTGCATCTGTTGTTAAATTTTCTGTTACACCAATATCGTCTTGTAATTCGTTAATAGCATCTACTAAACTTGTAGCTATTATTTGAATTGAATCACCAACACTCGCAGGTGTTATAAGTTCTATAAGTAAACCATGACTAGAATCTATTACAGTATTTGCATTAATGTTTCCAGCACCTATTCTTTTTGCTGCATCAGTATGAGGTATACCTAAGTTTTGACTGTTACTAAACGTTCCAGTAGTTGATTTAAATCTGATTGTTGTAGTATCTGCAGATAAAACAACTCCTGAGAATCCGCCTGATTGAGTAAGTACTGCATTTTCTACAAACTCAGATGGTAATGTAGGTGAACCAGTTAATGTTACTTTTAAAGCATAATTAGGTACAATGTATTGATTTGCTAAAAGACCTTGTTCTAATTCAGTGCCTTCGCTCTTAACTCTTACAGCTCCAGTTCTAAATGCTTCAGCTACTCCAGTAGTTCTATCAATAGTTTGTTCTGGAAATACTTCAAATCTTCCAGATATTTCGAAAAGCTTTTGGTTTGCTGTAGCAGTAAACCCGTATGTTTTATCTGTAATATTGTTTGAGAAAAGTTTATTATCACCGACTTTATCGATTGAAAGTTCATTAGTTTTTTGTCTAAACTCTTCTAATGTATTTGCTTTTAATATTCTGATTTCGTCTCTTATAGCCATTATTTACTACCTAATTTTTTTATAATCTTTTTAAGTTCTTCTATATCTGATTTCATTTTTTCGATTTCAGTATCTTTATCTGCTAACTTAGCTAGTTGCTCTCTTCTATTAGAAAAGGCCGAACTATTAGTATTTATAACTGCGTTCGTAACTGTATCCTTTTCGAAATCAGGAAGTTCATTTACTTTTTTCTTACTTGGCATTATAATTCCTATGTTGCACAGATTGCTCTAAAATCTTTTATTCTTGGTGGAGTAGAAGATACTGTTGATCGTAATACTATTTTAAACTGTATAGTACCAAAACTACCTGTTGGGTCTATATCATATCTTACTTCAGAAAAACCTGTTTCATTAACTGGTATTTCTTCTACTGGAGAAGCTGCAACGAATGCTACATCATTAATGTTTGAAGATGAACCACCTTCTAATGTTCTAAAGTATAAATCAATATTTGCTGAACCTGGTCTACTTGCATTTAAGAAAATAGTTGCAGTATCAGCTTCTTCATTAAGTTCTACCTTTTTAGTAATATATCTTGTAAGTTCTGCTCCGCCTGAAGTTACTGCTTCAGAACCACCGTTTGAACCAACGATATTTTGTATTGTATGTACTGAAGCTCTGTTCATGTCTAACACAGGAGATAAAGCTTCATTTGTTGTACTGAGTACACATCTTAATGAAAGTGACTTATTACTACTCATATTGTTTGATTCTTGTATTGAAGAACCAATCATTTTTGGAGCGTCAAATACATAGTTCTTGTTAGGTAATATCTCGAATTCGTTTGATGGCTGATGAGCTGCCTCTGAACCATCGATACTTTGTGAGCTATAAATTGTAGCAAAGAATCTAATAGTTGTACCTGGTATTTGTAAGTTTTGAAGCACTGGATACATAACGTCAATATGTCTATTTTCAGTTGCTGTTACAGCTGAACCACCGCCAGCTCCTGTTGCTGTTGCGTTATTACTACCTGTTGCAGTAATTGTATAACTATCATGAGTAATATTTGATATTGTATATGTACCATCAATATCGCTACCTGTAATACCATTAGTATTTGCTGAACCATCTATTGTTACTTTAGATGCTGAATCATGCATACCATGATTTTTATGAGTAACTGTAATTACTTTAGAACCACTTGTTGTTGAGAGTGGATTACCTACAAGTTTACGTACTGGTAATATATCATTTACTAATGTAATTTCAGCTGATGAACCAGTGAAAGAAGCTCTGTTTAATTTAAACTTAAGATCTTTGCTTTGTTCTGGAGTCCATGTTGAAGCATTTTGAGATGTAAAGAATACACCACCGTATGGTTGCTTTGTAATCCTTTCAGCAGTATTTGTTAAATCTTGACCACCCATTTCAGCTACATATACTTCATAGTTATCACATTGAGATGTAATTACAATTGCATATTCTGTATCTTGAGCTAAATAAACTGGATAATCAAATGCGAAGTTTGTTGCAGCTGATGCATCAGCTGATATATTAACTGATGATGGATATAAAATCTTATCAGCACCTGGTACTATTCTTTGTGTAGGTGTACCATTTTGAGTTGTTCTTATAGTTACTCGTACTGGTATAGCAGCATCTTTTTTCTTAAAGAATAAATCAACTGATTTTGAAAAGATACCACCTTGTTTATCTATTAATATAGTTTCTGCTAATGGGTCTACCCATTCAGTTGTTTCAGATACTTGACTATCTACTATAGTTCTATCATCGTTTAATTCTGATTGAACTAATCTTGGAACTTTTGTTGATACCACTCGGCTCTCAACAGATTCTAATAATCCTTGAGCATGATACTGAGCTTCGGCATAGGTTGTTTCGCTATCCTTATTGTTTGTAGAACTATCTGTAAGTCTAAATTCTCTTACACCAGTCTGGAACTTAAGCGCGGCATTTCTTGGTATGATAAACGAACCTTCCACTATGCCCGAAGCGTCTGTAATTAAATTGCTATTTGATGGATGAACTGTTGTTCCTTCAAATGTATCTACACTTGTTTGATCTGAGAATTCAGCAAAGCTTTCTTCTGCGCAGAAATTAGTAACGTTTACACTGTCAAAGAATGCATAAACCTGTGTACCTGGTTTCAGTAATTGAGCTTTAAAGAATACTTTTCTCGATCTGATAAATGGTACAAAGTTAACTTCAACAACTCTTGTTCCATCTGTTCTTTGTACTGTATCAAATGCTAAATCTGTTCTTAATCCTGATCTTGATTGGTTTTGAGTTGTTGTTCTTGTTGTAGTTGTAGTTTGACTTATGCCAAATCTACCGGTACCTGATATACCAAAGATTCCTTCTTCTATAGCTAATCCTCTTCCTCTTAGGTCTACTCTATTACCAGTTTCTCTTGTATCAGAATCAACTTCAACTCCAGTCCAGTTTGTTTCCCATTCGTTCCAAACTGTTCCAAGTATACCTGTTTCTTCCGCCATTTGAGCAAACTGTTCGTAAGCTGATGAATCATCAATAATAACATTAGGTCTTACGTCTGTCTCTTTCCATTCGTCTCCTTCTGGAGAAAGCTCTATTGTACCTGCCCAACTAAATACATTATATGGATTTACATTTGAAGCAAATGATGAATAAGGCTGATTAATATAGTTTGTAGATGTATGAGGTAAAGTAACTATTGAACCATTTTTAACTGCTGTTCCTGAGTCACTTGATTTTCTTACTAAGTTTACATTTCTTTCATCAAACCTAGGTCTTAATAAACCATTTATTTTATCAATTGATGCAGAATAGTCTGGATTACTTGAATCTGCTATATTATGACCTTTAAATCCATCTACTATAAATCCATTTTTTAATCTTGAGAATCCGCTACCATCAAAAAGTTCTACATCAGCAGCACTCTGTTCGAGTAAAGATAATGATGTATAATATTCTAGGTTTTTAATTCTTTTATCAAGAGAACCAATATCTCTCATTGTATATCTTCTATTGTCTATAATTTCTGGTTTAACATCATCAATAGTAAATATGTAAGGATTTAATTTTAAGTTGTATATGCCCATAGCATCTTCAGGAGTTTCTGGAGCTTTAGGATTTAAACTTGGTACACCAATTTCTGTTTTAAATTCACCTTTACGTGTAATATAAAGTTTATCAATTCTTGGCATAAAGTGAGTAACTTCAGCGATTGCAGCATGACCTGGTTTAGGTGGCTGAGGATTCGAAGCTCCTGTTGCTGTAAAGTTATTTGCAGCATCTGCTTTTCTTGGTCTAAAGTCTAAACAATCTCTTAATTGTACAAGACCTTGTTGACTACTAAATGCAGTAATTGTATCATAATCAGCTGTTGGATATGAATCAACTGTAAAGTAATCTCCTGAACCATGCTCATAAAAATCAAATGTAACTACTATGTTACCAGATGGAGTAGAGAATCCTGGCTTAAGACTTATTTTACCAATGTCATAGAAGTTATCTCTTTGACCATTATCTAATGTAAATCTTTCTGTAATATCTACTGATTGAGCATCAACAACTGAAACGATTCTTATAATATCTGCTTTATCTAAACTTAATAAACCACTTGCAAGAGCTCCTGTTTTAGTAGAGTTATTACTTCTTGTTTTTGTTTTGTGTAAAAGGTTTTTCTGGACATCTGCCATAACCTTTAATGTAGTTGAACCAGGTGCGACTCCACTTACATTACTAAATGTTAACGATGTAGAACCGTCACCGCCTGATGATATTGTTGGGGTTACATCAATAACTCCTGCTCCGAGTGAAGCTGAGATCGATGATGTATTAACAAATGTACCTTGACCTGAAGCGATACTTATTGTAGAACCATTTGTTTCAAATAATTGTTTTACAACATATACAGTATCTACGACTGATGCGTTTGCAGCGGTGTAAAGAGTCTTAACAGCTGAATATGGAAGTTTAAATACTAATCCATTATTACCAACATCAAATAAATTACCAACTGATGCTAAGTCACCAATAAAGTTTTGTGTTGTACCTGTTTGATTAATACTTCTTACAGCACTAAATGTTCCTGATGTCATACTGATATCAAATAAGTAAAGTCTTAATTCAGTACCTATATATTCTATTGACCTTGCTCTTGCAGTACCAACAACTGAACCACCTTGGCCTGTTGCGTTATGTAAATTTAATGTTGCAAACTCATTTACATCTGGCATACCCTTTACAGTTGATGCGTTTAATTTAACATAGTTACCTACTGGTATACTTGTTGTTGCAACGTTAACGTTATTAGTAGCATTTACGCCTCTTGGCTTTTCTACAATAACATTTTTAGTTGTATTATTTTGAACTCTAAATCCTTTAACATAAGCTACTGATGGGTCAACACCAATTACTAATCTATCATTACCAAATGTTGTAGCAGCACCTGTGTTACCAGCATCTCCATCAGCTATAATTTCAGCTGTTGTTCTAAAACCATCATTAGTACCATCATTAAGATACTCTCTCTTTTGTATTTGAAAAGGTTCTACAACATAGTCGCCTGATTCTTCAAAGGTTCTTCTTGCTAATCTTTCTGTTAACTCAGTATCTCCAGTTTTATCTGTTTTATCTACTGATGTTTTTCCATCTTCTACAACAACAAGTGTAATATAACTATCTTCAGTTCTTGAAGCAAAGCTTAAAGGTTCTTTAATAAGTGTTGTAGCAATTTTATATCTTGTTGCACCTGGTGCTGCAGTATTTGGAACACCTTGAGCGTTATCAAGTAAAGTAGTATCTGTAGTAGAATCAACGACTGATTCAGTAACTTTTAAACCTATAATATAGTTTGGTGTGTTTGTATATTTGTCTAATATTAAAGAACCAGCTGGAACATATGCAAATGTACCTGCAATAAAATATACACCTTCTTCTATATTAATTGATGAACCGAAACCAGTAGGCGTTGATATTGAAGACCCTGAGCCTCCACCAACTTTACCATATCTTACTGTAGTTGCGTCTGAACTTAACTCTTCTCCAGCTGCAAAGGCTGTTGTAGTATTATTAGTACCAGAGTTTGTATATTTAACATACAAAGTAGCTGGATCTGAACCACTTGCTGCAATAGCTTCTACAACTGTAGCAGTTACTCCAGTTGTAGCACCAGTAATTTTTGTACCTACAAATTCTGATAGATAATTATCTGCATTTAATGCACCGGCTGTACTATGAGTAAATGATGATTCTATTTTTATAAAATCATATTTTACGTTTAAAGTAACTTTACCATTTACAACTCTTGAACCATCTTTAAACGCGAATTGACCATAACGATCAATTTGAGCTTGTAATGCTGTTTGTAATTGAGTAAGTTCTCTTGCTTGAACTGAATAACCTGGTCTAAAAAGTATGCGATGATAATTCTTTGTTTCGTCAAAGTCATCGTAATACGGGGCTATGCTATAATTTTTTACTACTGTTGTTGCCATAAATCTCTCTTCCTAATATTATTTATATTAGAATTCTATAATTACTTTTATATCTTCAATTTGGGTTGCGGTTCTACTAATAGGGTCTCTATTTTCTAAGAAAAGAATTTCACCTGAAGCTCTATCAACTTCTGGAATACCAAGTGCATTTGATGTTGCAAGAGGTTTATCAGCTGAACTTGTTTGCCCTACAACGTCTTCTCCGTCTTGGAATAGCGTATAACCAGTTTTATCATTTTGATGATATCTTAGATATCCATTAGATTCGTCTATTTCTACAATATATGCTTGTGCGCCTGATGTTTCACCCACCATTAATTCGTCTACTGCAAAAGCTGCAGCGTCTGCTGTTACTGCAAGATCAAGATAAGAAGTTGCTTTTAAAGTATCAGCTGTTGCAATGTTACCTGCAAGTGGCGTAGCGTTATAATTTCTTGGTTGATTAAGTAACATAATTTGTCTAAAATCATTACCTACTGTGATATCACCACCATCATTACCATCTAGTTTAGAATTTAATGACATAAAGAATCCACCAAGTTCTCTTACTGGGTCAACTCCGTGTCCTGCTTTAGGAGCAAGAACTCCTCTTGCTGCTGCGTCTGAACCACCGCCTCCAAGAAAAGTAATATCAAGTACGCTATAATTAGTACCTTTATTGTTAACTACTACTGATGATACAACTGAACCAGATAATACCGCTGTTGCTGTTGCGCCTGTACCATCACCACTTACTAATACAGTTGGAGCTGAACTATATCCAGTTCCACCAGCTGTTACCTCGATTCTTTCAACTCCAGCTGCTGTTATAGAATCTCTTGAAGCTTTTTGGTTAAGGTATTGAGCATAATCTGCTTCTGATAAAACAGCTTCTGCATCAGAGTCTTGAGCATATGCAAATGTAAGTATATCTGCAGCTGATAAAGTTTGAGCTGTAGATAAAGTAAGAACTGAACCATTGATTGCTGAAACAGTTGGAGTACCTGATATATTAGAACCTGTTACTGTCATACCTGTATGAATTTTAAAATTAGTCTCAGTAAGAGTTACAATAGTTGCTGAACTTGTAGTTACTGAAACTGTTCCACTTGCACTTAAAGAAACTGTTTTAACTGGCATATAACTATTTGTTAAGAATTTTTCAGCGTCAGCTACTGAGATAGTAAACATGTATTTCCATGTATAACCATCTGATTCTGCAGTTGGAGCAGTTAATGTTTGAGTTGGCTGAATGCTTGAAGCTCCACCGCCAGCCTTAATACATTTATATACTTTAAATTCTGATGTGACTATGTAAAAGTCTTTATCAAAAATAGCTGCGTCATCTGAATCCCATGCATAGTATGAATTACCTGATGTCCAAGTATGTCTTGGTACTACATGTGATATATCAGTTGCTACAATTTTCTTCATAGCAATTAGGTTTGCTCTTGCTTCTCCTAAATTATCTAGGTTATCACCTGGAGTAAATGGAGTAGTATCAGTAGTATCTGAAGTCGTTAATGACCAGACGTCTGATTTACCTATTGATACGTAAACACTTGAACCGTCTACTTGGTCTTTAAAGTGTTGAGCGTTTAAAGTTCTAAAATTTGATGTTACTATTGCTGCCATGCTGCTTCTCTCGTTGTTATTCTATATGTACAAATGTATTTGTATTATAGTTATTTATATCAGTTGAGTCGATAGTTTGTAACGTTTTGTTACCTAAAAACTCAATAGTTTGATTAGTATTAAAAAGCCTAGATGTATTATAGAAATTGTCTGTGCCTTTCCTTTGTAAGTAATTATTATTTATAATGGTTCTAAAATTAGGATTTATAACTTTAACTGTGTGTTCTGATAAGAACTTATCTGCGCTTCCAGTTGATGTCATTATTGAACCAGTTGTTTGAAGTGGATTAACTTTAATTTCAGTTATTAATGTATCTACATTATTATGATTACAACTTATTTCAGTTATATGTTTTAAATTAGGTACTCTTGCTTCACTATTTAAAGTACTTCCCAATCTTACAAGTGGATCAGATATATAACCTGAACCAGGTTGTGTTATTGTTACACTATTTATTTCTCCATCTGAATTTAAACCGAATGTAGCTGCAGCTAATACGTTAGTAGATAATAAAATACCATCTGCATCTTTTGCTTGAGGTTGAGGAAATACTATACTAGGTGCTGAAGAATAGTTTTTATTTGCAGTGTTTATAAATTCAACATCTGCAATAGAACCAGCAGCGGCATTACCTGCTACTGAACCAAAGAGTGAAGACCAATTAGAACCTTCAGATGTTATAACAATATTATCGATATCTAATCTACCATTTGAGTCAATACCAATACTTACTACTGGAGCAACTCCCGTTTCTCCCTCAACATCAATACCACTAAATGTAATAGCTGGTGCTGATGTATAACCGAATCCTGGCTCTACAACTTCAATACTTTGTAAAGCGCCGTCAAGTTTTGTAGCTGTTGCTGTTGCTGTTTGACCAGTGAATGAATGTTCTGTACCTGAACCTACGCCAGATATATTAATTATTGATTCAGATCCGCTTAAAGCTTTTAATTTTACTTTACTACCAGAAGATGTATGTATTCTATATTGAGTGCCACTTACGATACCAGGAATTGCGCCACCTGAACCTGAGCTATATGTAACTATTGAATTAACTGGTAAAGCAGCTTGTTGTGCACTTGTAAGTTTAATTGTATCATCATTAATATTTACAATACCTGCTCCTAATACTTCATCATCGCTTCCATCAAATGTAATTGCTGTTGGAGCTGCGACACTGAGCGATGGTACATTATAATCTTTACCACCATTACCTATTGTAATTCCTGATACTGCTCCATTTGTAAGAGCTGAAGTTAATGTTGCTGTGGTAAACCCGGCTGGAGTACCTGAATCAGATGATATAATCGTAGGAGCTGAAGTATAACCACTTCCTCCACTTGTTACTGTAACACTGTTAATTACACCTGTTTTTAAAGCAACTGAAACAGTAGCTGATTTATGTATTCTTGCAGTTGTTGTAGGTAAGAAAGATGAAGCAAACATTTCAACAAGTACTGGTATATCTTCAGGTCCTATAATACCTGGTTGAACACCTGGCATACGACTTAAAGTTAAAGCGTCTGTTAATACTGCTCCTGTTAATTGTAAAAATATTAATATCTCAGCAAAGTATATAAATCCACTTGGATGTACTAATCTATCAAATGCAAGTTCCCAATCAGATAAATTTTTACCTGTTTTAATAAGGTATGAGAACTTTTGATATCTTAAACTATCTTGTACTTTAATACTATCAGATAAGAATCCTTTATTATCTAGGTATTGACCACCTTTTGATAATGCTGGATTAATATCCCAATTACCTGATGAAGGTATTAATGTTTTATCATAAGGAAATTCAACTTCTGCAGTATCATTAAATAATATTTTAAAAAATATTTCTACAGAATCAGATGAACCTCTTAATTTATAAAAGTCTATAATTTGTTTATATAAATTTCTTTTATTTACTGTTACTCCTCTTGGAATAGTAGCAGCAATTTCTTTTTGCATTAATTCTAAATAGCTTTCTCCATTTAAATCAATATCCATTGCTTGTTCAATTGTATTCATTACATAAGATGGTCCAGGACCTACCCAGTATTTAACAATTGTAGTTAATTTAGCTGTATAGTTATTATATGCAGCTAATCCATTCACAGTAAATGTCTTACCAATCTCAGATGTTGAAGCTGCAAGTGTACCTGGTAGTTCATTACCATTTGTTATTGCTACATTGATACTATTTAATGGTATATTAGTTGTTAAACCAGCTGGATCTGTTAAAACAAGTAATGAACTTGCACCTGACTCATCAGTAAAGAATCTATTATTTTCATTCTTAGGATCGGGTATTCTAAACTGAGCTTGACCATTTAAAATAATATCACTAAAGTCTTCATTCTCTTGATATATAAACTCATCCATATTTTGAAACGCATAATACGCTTCTAAAAATTTAGTAAGTTGAACTTTATCTGATAATATCTCAGAAGGTATTAATTGGTCAATACGTATATCTTCTTTTGTTTGAGATAATGTTCCCTGTTCGACTTCAATCGCACCGGGAGTTAAATGAGACTTATATGACATTATTTAAATCTTGATGTTGTGTTATAGTTTATACTACCAGCTGAACCAGCAACTGCGATAGTATCTATTTCTGGTGTTATTGAAACACTATTATTATCTATAGAAATTAATTCGGCTCTCTTTGGAGCAAGGTCTAATGAGTTAGGTAATAAAGTTATTTTAATCGGTGTTGTAGTATCTGGTCTAAAGTTATTTAAAGTTACTTTTCCTTTTTCTACATCAATGAGACCAGCATCATTTATAACAGTTACATTAGTTAAACCAACAACTTTATATACAATAACTTTTCTTTGTGTTGAACCACTTATAGGAACATCACCAAAGAAATGTACTACATTATTAATAGTAAATCCTGATGATTTTAAAATAAATGCTGTTGATTGCCCTGATTGAAAGAATGGAGCAACAAAAGAAAGATCAAAATTATTATCTGAATTATTACTCGGTGTAATGTTTTGAAACATTCTTGGTCTTACAATTGTATTTAATATTGATGGGTCAGAATTATCAATTGCTTTTGTTAATTGTGAATGCCTAAATACACCATCAAATTTATTTAAATTATTAAAGTTATAATCTGTTATTGTATCTCTTACAACTGATTGTAATTCAACAGAACTTCTATCAGTTAAGTTAGGATTATATTTAAATGCTGCATCTAATTCTAAATAAGTAAAATTAGTATCTACAATTTCTGGTATAATAGAAACTACATTCTTACCTTTTAAAATTGCGCCAGTAATATCTGTTTTTTCAGCGGTTGTAAGTGTTTCAGCTAATAAAGGTTTGATTGCAATATAAACTTTACCGTAATCAGGTGGATCGTTATCTTCACCACCCCATGTTGATATTGAATCTATATTACTAAACTCTTTTTTAATAATCGCTGCGTAATCATCGGCTGTGACAGCTCTGTTTTGAGATATAAATGTTAATGGTGCGTTAAAACGTATAGATTCCATTGTTTCTTCTTCAGCTCCACCTGTTGCAGCTGACGCTAATGTGACAGTAATACTACTATATCCATTGATATCATCTAACATATCAAAATTATTAGCACCGTTTGATTCTATACCTTCTGTAATTACATAATCAAGAGTTATAATATTATTATTTGCTGGTTTAAATCCAGTAATACCATCACCGAAGTATACTTCAAAGAATCCACTTGGATTTTCTTGTAGATAATAAACCTTTGATGTTGAATCAACACCTCTTAATGTTTCAAAAGGAGTGTATATATCGAATGAGCTTGACTCTTCGTTTGACTGTACTCTTACTCTTAATGTACTTGAATCTGCGTTATAATCAGTAAGTTGAAACTTTTGATTCTCAATATCATTATCAACTCTATATTTTAATTCTCTTACAGAACCTTCTGCAATAACAACATCATTAAATGTATATGTTGTACCTGTTAATGTTGCTTGTTGAGTTTCTAATACCACGTATTGAAATTCTTCTCCACTTACAACAGTATTTAATTTAGTACCACGTTTTAATTCTAAAACAGTTGGTATTGTTCCTATTTCGCCTGAGATATCAACAACAATATTAACTTTACCTCTTGGAGATAAAACTGATCGCGGTGTATAACCTAAAAGCTTTGCTCTTGTGACTACATTACCTCTTATCTGAGCTGAATCTAAGAATGATTCATTTAATGAGTAGTGAGCGTTTAATGCGTTATAATGAGTATTATAAGCTAATACATCTAATAAAACATTAAGGCCTGAACCATCAAAATCATAGTCACTAAACTCTGATTGTTGTTTTAAAAAGTTTTTTAAATTTTGCTTTATATCTGCAAAATCTAATTCTGTTACATTTAAATTTGTTGCCATATTATCTTAACCTTCTTAACTCGATATTTACTGATGTTGCTTGATCGAATTCTTTTATTTTAAAATTTACTATAATACCATATGAATTCGCTCGAGTGTTATCAATTATATTAATTGATGTTACTCTGATTCTTGGCTCGTAATTATTTAATACGTTTTCTATGTTATCTCTTAACATAATTTCTGTAAATAAACCTGCAGGTTCAAATAATAAACCTCTTAGGTTAGCACCTAAATCATCTTGAAATGGTCTCTCATAAAAATTAGAAATTATTAAATTTTTAACTGCATTTTTAATTGCAGCATCGTCTTTTAACGGTATTATATCCTTACGTATAGGATGTATCTTTAAAGAAAGGTCTAAATCACTCCATGACTTTTTCTTTGCAACAACGCTCGCTTGTTCTAGCTTACCAGTTATTCGTTTACTGCCTGTATATAATCCTGCCATATAACTATTTATACTCTTTAATCGGCTTCTTCAACCGTAATTACGTTAGGAAGTTGACTTTGTGTATTATTAATTAATGTTTGCACTGATTCTGGTAAATCGATTGTTGATGGAAAGCCTATAAGCTTTAAATAATCACAAAAACTAAATGTAATCCAATCAATTACTGAACCTAATCCTATTTTACTAAAAAAATCTTCTACCTTTTTAATCCATAACTTCATTAAATATGTCTGCCATTCCTCTGCAAACTCTCTTGCTCTCTTTAATAATCTTTCTTTTTGAAATTCTGGTATTTCTACATTATCATCAAATTCTCCACCTAGTAAATCTAATAAACTAAATCCAAATATTTGAACCTGTTCTAATTCTTCTATTGTTTTATCTCTGATTAATGCTTCTAAATCTATTTCTTGTAATCCAGGAAATGATGGTAATCCTAATCCGTCCCATATTTCATCAAACAAATCTATAAGACCAGAAAATCCACCAGTCATTAATAGATTCATTTTCTTTGCTACTTCAAAACGTATATAATTTCGTATTGATTCTTTTTTAAAGTCGGCTGTTTCAAATTTATTCCATACTTTATATTCGTCTGGTATTAAATCATATATACTATCAACTTCATCTAATGATATATTATCTAAAACACTATTTGGATTTGCTAAAAACTCTAATATGTCAATTTCAATACCAAGTATTGTGACATTAAAATTAATTGAAAAGACTTCATTAATTAATGATAATATTTTTTGTTGAACATACATAGGATATTCAGATGATAAACGTGTTATCATGATTTCCCATTCTAATTCTGGTATTTCTATCTTCTCAAAGTTTGGGTCATATATATCCAATAAAGAACGTATACGCTCTAGCTCATCTTTTAAACTATCTATTTCATATCGATAAGCATGAGTAGCCAAACCACCAAATAAGTTTCTTAAATTTGCTGGAGTAGGTAATAAAACATCAGGACATTCTAATGGTGGTATTGTTAATGTAGGTGTTGTCATTATATAACACGAGTTTTCTTAAGTGATTTAAGTTCTATAGTTCCATCTTCTAAAAATTTTATATAAGAGCCGGTCTTATGAGTTATTCTTATTTGTTCAGAACCATATTTATTATCTATTTCTATTAAATGTCCTGCTTTTGATTTATAAACTTTATTATCTACAGAAGATTCAGTTGGTATATCTTGCGTTCCATTTGTTTGTGTGGCAATTGAACCTATAACCATAGGGTCTTGTGCTGATGGACCATCTCTAAAAAATCCTACAACCCATGAACCTACTTCTAAATGATGATTACCACCTTCACCTTGTATTGATGCCGATGTTACAGGCATTATTACGGTTGCCCAAGGCAAATCTTTTACTTCTACACTCTCATCATAAAAACCAAAACATCTTACTTTAACTCTATTTAAATGTTCTTTATCATCAATGTCTTCTACCTTGCCAGTGTACCATACAAAGGCTCCGTTTTTATATTGGTCTGCCATTCTTCCTATCATATTATAATCCTTTTTCTAGTGGTGATATAAATGAATCTTTCTTTAATACCACATTCATCATATAACCTTCTTTACCAAAGTGATGAACGATTTGAGTAACTAAATGTTTACCAGAAAGTATCGTATCTTTAAATTCATCATTCTCTTCTTGTTCAATTGTAATATCAGCATTTTTTATAATATTTAAATTTACAATCTTACCACATGAAAGACTAAAATCTCCTGGTATTACAATCTCTTGTTTAATTGTATCTAAATTATGATGATGAGCTTGTGCTTTACCTAATGCATTAGCGTCAGTTACTTTATGATAGTTTCCTTTAATTATTGTATAAAACCCTGAATCATTAATTGAACTCTCTTTAAATTCATCGTGAGAATGCATATTATATGAAACATAATGGTGTTTAGTATTTTTAAAATCTGTCATCTCAATTTCACCTATTTTAATATTACCACTTATAGGTGAGTGATCGTTCAACATCATCATTTTAGTTTTTTTATATTTAAAAGGCTCTTGAGTTACTTTTTTAGTACTAATATCTATTTTATTAAGAACAGATCCAAATGCTCCATTAAATGCTGCTTTAAGTTTAGACATATTTAAATGAGAGTTCATTTTAGTTATTTTAGATTTCTCTTCATTAAAAACATTATACAAAGATTCTGCACCGCCTGTAAAGCTTTCATTAAACATAGGGTAGTTGTTATAAGTAGCATATACTTCATCTTTGTTTTCTAATATTTTATTATAAGATGTAAATATAAGACCATCAGCTGGCGTTTCATAAAAATAAAATGGAGTACCATCATCATAAGAGTTTCGTAAGAGCCAAGATATTGCTTGTAACGGTTGTATTCTTGGATATATCCCTTTAATAAGACCGTTTGATTTTGTTTTTACATCAACAGCTGATTGTAGTTCTTTAGATACTATACTTTTTATTAAATTAGATGCTGTATTACTAAAGCTTCTTTTTAAAAGTCTATAGTTATTTAAATAAACATGCTTTGATACGCACTGTAATGTATAAGCTTTTGTAGATGGTTGTGGTGTTGAGTAATTTTTTAATTCAGCTACTCTTAATTTAAGTTCAAACTTTTTAATTTCGTATTTATCTTTTGACGTTGGCTCAGCTCTTGAAATAATTATTTCAACATATTCATTACCTGCAATTCTTAATTCTTCAATTAAATTTAAAGCGTCATAAACAAATATATCGACTGTCATACCTGACTGATATAAACTTTCAGTAATTTTTATATCTTGAACAAGTTCAGTAATATCAATAGGTATACCTGTATTAGAGGTTATTGTACATACTTCAAGTCCATAACCTTTAGGCGTTGCTGTGATTGCTCCAGATGTTAAATTACTATTACTCATTAATTATTTCTTCAAACTTAGTAACAAACTCATTTATATATGCAGGGTCTACGTATCTTATTTGAGACCTGCTATCATTTTTCATAATCTCTTGTTCTCTATTAGTAACATATAATAGCTGATGATTAGGTATTCCGCCCTCAATATGTATATCGTTTGTTACTGGCTTTTTATTTACATCACCATTTTTATAAAAATAATGTGGAGCGTCAATATATTTAAACACTCTATATGTAGCAACTGAATCTTCTGATATCGAACCAGTAATATTTTCAGTTGTATTTGTTGAACCTGTTTGGTCTCCTATAAAGGCACCTGTTGTATTTTGTACTATTAATTGACTTAAATCAGTTATTTTTTTAGTTAATGTACCACTTGCTCCACTTGAGCCACCTGTTAATGTTTCACCTAATTGAAATCTACCTGATAAACTATTCCTATGGTCAGTAATAATACCATCGCTATCACGTACAATACTTGGACTTGTTTCTATTACGTATCCAGAATATTGCTTTTCAATATAATTATATAAATCTTCTTGACTCATTGGCCATGAACGATAACCATCGTGTAAAAAATCATTTACGACAAAGAATGTCCAATAGTACTGTGATGTACCATATAATCTACCAGAAATAATATCAGGTCTTTCTCCGTTTTTAACATCATAAAACTTATATGCTGAATAATTATCAATAAACGTAGGTAATGGTCTTACACTTCTAAATAAGTCAACCATATTTTGTTTAATACCTGTACGATTAAAGTCGTATTCTATCTTTGGAAATTTATTAAAAAAACTCATTTATTTTTATTCTCCTGATGGAACTGGATCGTTATGGAATCCATCTCTTTCTATTGTAGTGTCATCATTTTCGTATAAATCTTGTCTTATTAAAGATCTTTCTTCTTGGAATGACAGTGAGAGCGATACTTCTAGAGGAGCTGCTGATGATGTATGAACATTATTTGTTGATTCATTAAACGTAGATTCTAAAGATGTAAGATAACATGGTTTAATTTTTGGCATATAATCATTTTCCCGACCTTCAGCCCAGAATTTTATATCAACTAATGGTGGATAAGTTAATGCAACAGCTCCAGCTCTCTTAGGATATAAAAATTTTCTAAATGATCTTTCTATTCTTCTTGCCATTTTTGATTCGTTTTCTGATTCAGCTACAAGTTTAAATGTAAAATTAAAACTTCTTATATTTACATTTTCAAATGCTTGTCTTGTATATGGATTAGTAGCAACCCCAGCTTTCAGCGCGCTTTTACTTCTTATATTTAAACCACTACTACGTCCGCTTAATTTTTCTTTAGAAATCAATGCAAGAGCTAATGCGTCTTGATTTGTTGATGTGTTATTACCTTGAGCGAGCTGTTTAGCAAAATCTAAACCACCAGAAAGCGTACCCATATCAAAATTACCGTAGTTAGCTCCATCAGATACTACTACTCCAGGAGGAAATGGTAAGTATATATTAACAAACCCTTTACCTTTAGTTTGTTTAATTCTAAATTGCATAAAGGGATAGCCTTGATTAGAACCATCTCTTATTGAATCTGGAAAATAATGATATTGAGGTTTTGATAAATCAACTCTTTCACCAGTTGCTGCTTGTACTAACTCATCAGTAAGATTACTGGCTGCTGTTATAAGACTTTTATCAGCTACTTTTGGATCACCTGATTTAAAAGGTGTAGCATATGTTCGCGAATCGTTAAATGATCTACCTTGATGACCTGGTGCTGCGTTTCCTTCTATTTGTGCCATGCTTTTTTCCTATATAAATATAATTAAACTATAGAGTTATTTATATGAGTTATCAAGGCAAATA